GAATAGTTTTTAAATCTTTATCTTTAGTTAAGATAACTTTTTCCCCTTTAATCATATCTGACGTTGCTAATATTCCAAGAACATCATCGCCTTCTAGATAAGGCATTTCGTAAGTATTAAAATTCTCACGCATATAATCTAGACAAGGAAGATACGTTAAAGGTTTACGCATACCTTTTCTATTAAATTTATATAACGAATAAATTTTCTTCCTAAAGTTAGTCTTGCTAGAAAGAGCAATGACTACATTTTTACAAAATAATATTTGTCTGTAATACTCTATGGTATCGCAGAGTTTATCAATACTTTTGCTTTCGCTTGCATGAAGAGTCCATGTGTCATCATCCCATTTAATAGGTTCTTCCATTTGGACAGAACTCATAAATGCAATGATGTCTCCATCAACGAGCATTGTACGATTATTATAATCAATCATTTTCACCTCAATATTTTATTAATGATTTTTTTTAATTCAGTGCGTGTCAGCAATTCGGTGACGCCATTACTCATAGCGTTCACTACATCTTCTTCAGAAGAAGAACTTGATAAGCCATATTGAAAATAAATGACGTGCATTAACTCATGTATCAAAACACAAATTAAATCTGCTCCACCTTTTTCTACAATATCTTCAGCTAAATAAATTATACGTTGTCTTGCATGAAAGCTTCCTTCTTCCCCACAGACTTCCGTTGAAATGTTTGTTGGTAAAACTTTAATTTCTATATCAAAGTGTCCTACCTTAATTATTTTTGGTAATGTTTTCGTCATAAACTAAAATTTCTTTAAGAGGAATTAAGATAACTCTAGACGCTTTATTGTCGCCTACCATTTGCCAGCTATCTTTATATTTTCTGCATAATCTTTTTAATAAAGTTACATCTAAAATTATACGTGCATATGTTTGATTACCTTTACGTAAAATATGTACCCAGTATTTTGCTTCTGTTGTTTTTATTCCAGAAGGTTTTCCATAACTCTCAACTTCAATGGCAACTTTATTTGTACGCCACCACCAATCTCTCTCTGTCTTAACTTCTAATTTTCCTTTTTCTAATATGTGAGCAATTTCTTTTTCCCTCGCTTGTCCATATTTTAAATCAACATCAAATTTTTTGTCGTCATTATATTTTGCCACCTAATGCGTTTCTGCCCAGTTGCCCCCTACTTTGTATTCACCATCAAGAGCACATCTAAAATCAAATACATCTTGTGTATCTCTTATAGATTGCACTGCAATTTTTCCGATAGTGTCTGCCAAAGTTTCTTTCACCTGTAATTGAAATTCATCGTGTATGTGAGCAACCATTGACCAGTCATCTCCATACTTATATCCGAGCTCACCTAATTTATTATGTAATAGGACTGTCGCTTTTTTAACTATGATACTGCCTGCTGATTGTAGCAATAAATTAAATGCACTATGCAAAGACCTAAAGTCTAAATTTCTTCCATCTAGTCCTTTTAAATATCCTTGTTGTTGTGCTTTCATTCTTACTTTTTGTTGTAAGATTTTTAATGCAGGAGTATTTTTTAAAAACTTTTCTTTAACTGCTTTACCATCTTTAGAATTACCACCAACTATTTCACCTATACGTCCATCACCAGCTCCATAGTTTAGAGCATAAATAAAAGTTTTCGCAAGCTTTCTAGATTTTAGTCCTGCTCGTTTTTGATTAAGTGTATGAATGTCGCCTTGAGTAACTTCCTTAATAAATTCTCCGTTATCGAATGGAGATATATAATGGGATAAGCAAGCAAGCTCGAGAGAACTAACGTCAACACCCACCAACTTATAACCACTAGGCACAGTAAAGAGAGAACGACACTCTTTACCATATGGTACATCAACACTGCACACTTGACTAACATTCGGAGCCCTATGAGTGCAACGTCCAGTATTTGTTCCATTAGTGATAACTGAGCCATGTATTTTTCCTTTTCTTTCTAATTTAAGCCACGCTTGATTACCTTCAGCAAGCATACCTATTCTTTTATTAATCATTAAATATTCAGATAGCAGTTCTGCTTCTGGGTAATTTAATTCTGATAAAACTTTTTCATCAACAACTGGTTTTCCATTTGGAGAAAAAATTGTCGGTCTCCAATTTCTTAAAGCTTGAAGTCTATTAGCAATGTGGTCTCTGCTTGCAGGATTAAAAACAAACTTTTTTATTTTGTGTATGGCTACACCTTTAACATAGCCTAAAGTTTTATTATCTCTTGCAGGAATAAACTCACCAATATCTTCGTGCCAAGCAGGAAAACAATTTTGTAATTCTTGTTCTAGATGTGCTCTACGTTGAGCCAATAGTTTATAAAGTTCTTCACCTTTATTTTTATCAAAATGAAAACCATGATTTTCTTGTTTGATAATACACTTTTGAAATTCATGTTCTAAATCTATGGAAGTCTGAGAATAATTTTTTGCTAAAATCTTTTTGTATAATTCATAAGTTACTTCAACATCTTGCTCACAATATATCTGCATTTCTGGAGACCAATTTTTCCAATCAGTTTCAAAGTCACCTTTTAATATTCCCATTCTATGACCCCAGCTTTCTAAACTGTGCCTGCCAATCATGTTGGTTGGAAAATTACTTTTCTTAATATGTTTAAAATCTTTTTCTTTTATATCTGCCCATATTAATCGTGAGCAAACAAGCGTATCAATAGCTTTTCCTCTGTATGTCCAATCTGGAAATACTTTTTGAATTGCAGGAATATCAAATTTTAAAATGTTGTGTCCAACAATTTCATCTGCGTCTGCTAATTGTCTTAGTCCAGTTTTACATTGTGAAAGTTTGTAACTAAAAATTTTTTTTGAATCTAAATCTTTTATAACTAATGAATGAATTGTATCCATAGTATCCAAAAGACCATTAGACTCTAAGTCAAATATAAGTGTTGTCATTAATTTACTATTTTAATTTTTATGTTTTCAATATTACCTAATACGCCATCAACTTTATTGAGTGCTTCTTGTAATAAATTTGCTGAAGGACTATCGCTTGCTAAAATTACTGGATAAACATTATCGTATTGTGTCACTCGCATTACTGCTCGAACTACAACTTTATAAATATTATGAGTAATTGCTTTATCCATTTTTTTCAGTCTAAAATAATCTGGGTCTTCTTCTAAAAAATTAGAAACAAAATCAGAAATCACTTTGTCTTCCACCCTCTGCTCCATTTCCTGTTGCGTTAAATAATCGTCCTGTTTCATTGTCATACTCCAAGTAATCCACCACGCCAGTCACACCATTAAATCTATTCTTAAGTATTCTGACATTCATTAAATTTGGGTTGTCTCCCTGCTGATTTCTTTCAAAACCTATACAAAGATTTGAGAGATGAGCGATACTTCCACTACCTCTTAAATGACCTAATGAAATTTGAACTCCGTCTACATGGTCTCTATTTCCTTCAAGCCTTTTTAAGTGACTAACCATGATGATAGAAATATCTAACTCTTGGCATAATGAACGAAGCTTAGTGACAACTATATCAAGATTTTTTCTGTCATCTCCATCGAGTCCACTTAATACAATAGTAATGTGGTCTAAGATTATGTACTTACAGTTGCACGCTCTTGCTAAATAACGAATACTAGAAAGTATATCGTCTCCATTTAGTGAACCAAAGTGGTCATAGAAATAAAGTCTGTCATTTATTTCATCATAAACTTTTTTAACTTTATCTTCTGAAACATTCTTACGAACATCTTCATCATTTAATTTTTCACTTATTGCTACACTCAGTATTCCACGTAAACTTTCTTTCACTGACTCTTCTAATGCAATGATACCAACAGTTTGGTCTCGTTGTAAAAGATGATAAGCAATTTCTTTTGTAACTGTACTCTTACCTATTCCACTTCCTGCTGTAAGTGTAATTAAAGATTGAAGTCTAATTCCTTTTGTTGCTTTTTGTAATCCATCAAAGGGAAAGTCTATTGCTGGAATTTCATCTGGTTTAAAAACCTCTCCCCACAATTCTGTAGCTTTTACAATTCCATCTGGTCTCCATGTCTTAGCTTGCCAGACGCTATCAATGAGCTCTTTTGTTTTACCAGCAAGAACCATTTCATTAGCGTCTTTCAGCATTAGCGAAGTTATCTTCGCTTTAGAAGGAGATATTAATTTAGCACATTCAACACTAGCTTCTTTTCCTTGTTCATCATTATCAAAACAAAAAATAACTTTGTCGAATTTTTCAATCCACTCAATGTTATTAGCTATGTGTTTAGGTGCTGACTTCACTCCACTTGGGATGGAGCAAACTGCGAAACGATTATTAAAACAATATTGGCTAATAGTTAAAGCATCAATCTGACCTTCACTAATTACCAACATTTTTCCACCATCTTTCCAGAGGTGTTGTCCAAATAATTGTATGTTGTCTGGTTTACCTACCCATTTAAAATCTTTATTTGGATAGCGTATCTGTTGAGCTACAACTTTATTATTTTTATCATAGTGGTTTGCAATATGGACTGATTGTCCATTATGTTTTCCCACTTGATAATTAAATTTTTTACAAGTCTCTTCAGAAATTTTTCTTTTTATAAGTGGATAGTATTCACCACTTAATAAATTCTTTTGCTTCACTATTGTTGGAATTATTTTTCCATCTTTAGATTGCTCAGTATATTTACAGCCAAAACAATATGCTGAATTGTCAGAGTATCTTGCTAGATTATCTTTTGATTTACAATTCGGACAAGGTTCATGGCGTACAAAATCATTCGTGTCGTTGACCTTTAAATTTTTCATCACCCTCCTTAATGGTTTCTTCTCTAAATTTTTTTAGTTCTTCTTTTTCTTCTGGTGTTGTAACTGGTACTGGTTTTTTAAAACCTTCAATAACTAACCACTCCTGCACATTGAACGAAGGACAAGCTTTGCTTGATACTTCATTGTGTCCAATAACTTTTATGTCTGGATATTTTTCTTTTATGTTGGTGACATATTCTTTTAATGTCTTCCATTGTGCTTCAGTAAAATTATTTTCTGGAATTAAATGGTCATCTTGTGTGACACCACCCACCATACAAACACCTAAACTTAAGTGATTATATTTTTTACAATGAGCACCAGTCTCATCTTCTTTACGTCCAGTT